GCAAACAGCTTGCCAGCCTCAGAAGCCCGGCAGTTGCAGGACGTTTTAGGCAATATGCAGCATTATTTGTGGCGCAGGAACGATAGTTTTGGCATTTCCAACAGCATTGGATGGGTAACGACGCATTCTTCTAAGGAGAGAATGCTGAATTACCTGAAGGATTACTTTGAGCGAGGCATGTTGAAGATGTATTCGGAAGAGTGCATTGACGAAATGAAGGGAATTGTGCGCGCTGGCGGCACGATTGCTGCTGCTGGCAGGTCAAAAGATGACCGTGTGATCGCTTCAGCCCTAGCTGCTGCCGCTTATGCCGAGCAATTACAGCCAAGATTGATCGCAAATCGCGTTACAAGAGAGAAAAAAGAGGTTCAAGATACCGAAAATGGCGCTGGAGGGCAGGTTCAGGTGCAAAAACAGGTGTCTAGCTACCTAAAAGCACTGGGTTTTTGATGATTGAGGTACTTTCTATCGCCGAAATCAAGCGCAGACTCGAAAATATGCGCCAAAACCGACGTAGAGGGTACTCAATGGCGGCTTTTGCCAAACTTGCTGGAGTGGACTATAGGAACATGAAAAAGGCGTTTTTTGAGCTAAAAATGCCCATTTCTGAGACTACACAGCGCCGAATCAGCCGTGCTTTCCTAGCTTTAGAGAACGGCGAGGCGGGAATGAGGATGGATATTGCAGGCCGCATGATGCTTGACTACCATCCCCCCAAAGATTTTGGCAAAACCATGAAGCGCGGCTACACGCTGCAAATGAATAACGGGCAAATCGGCCTGTCCGTGAAGCCTGTTAATAAGTACGACTATACAAAACCACATCTGTTAAAAAAGTGAGGGGCTAAATGGCTGTATTACACGACTACAAATGTCCAGTACACGGATACTTCGAGAGCTTTGATGCTGTCTGCCCATCAGGGTGCGACGATGTACAATTAGTATTCTTGCAACCTGTTGGAATGAAGAGTGATTCCACCAAGCATAATGACAAAACGTTAAAACAACTTGCGCTTGACTTTAAGATGAGCGATATTAAATCGACTAGAGAAGGCGAGGCACAACCGCCACGCCATGCAAAACCTAATAATCCATTTGCTCCACGTTGGGGATCGCCTGCGGAGCTAGGTGGCTACAACTTGAATTCGATTGCTGGCGAATCGGTTTCTGGAATGCAGGCGGTTAAGCAATCGGGCGCAAGTTTGACTGGCCCGAAAGTTGGCTCTTACATTCCTGACCATGAGAACTTGCAGATCAAATGAGAATACCTGAAAACCCAGTTGATCGAGAAGCCTTCTACATCGACATTATGAACAAGTGTCTGGTGTCGCAGGGGGAAAGGCAAGCGCAGTATTCAACGCTGCGCTCCTACTACTTGTTTGGCAGCGATCAAAACTCACCGCCAGCACATTTTAATAAAATCTATCCGCACATTGACCAGTTGTCTGCCTTTATGTACTCGGCAGACACAACGCGCTTCTCCATCAAAATGGGCGCATCTGTGCCGGAGTCATTTAAAAAGAAAATCCCTTCACTAACCAAGGCGCTGCACGACTACTGGACTGCCAGTAATGCAGATCAAGTTTTTGGTCAGGCATTGAACTGGGCGTTCTGCTACAACTCCACCTTTGTAAAACTTATCTGGCGCAACGGCATCCATCCCTACATGGTGGAACCCGGCGTGTTTGGCGTGCTGCGAGAAGACACCCCCTACACCGACCGCCAAGAAGCAATGGTGCAAGAGTTCTACATGACAAAATCAGAACTCTATTCGCGTCTGTACTCGCATGAAAAGCGCGATGAGATTCTAAGCCGCATTGCCTTGGCAGAGCAGCAGACAAAGAAGTATCCCGAAGGCGTAGAGAGACTGGTGACATCAGCCGTTGACCCAACCATCTACGGCAACGTGCAGATGAACTTGGCTGGCAACATGACCTACACGCCGCAGATTGCCGAGCCAACGGTAAAGATGCGCGAACTCTGGTTGTTTGATGACAAGTTAAATGACTATGTGTGCGTCACCATTGCTGACCCCGACATCGTAATTTATGACCGTGGTTCAAAGAGCTTGTTCTTGGAAGGCGAACAACCTTTCATTCAGCTTTGCCCTTCGCCACAATACGATTACTACTATGGTCAGTCTGAAGTGCAGCGTCTTGTGTTCCTGCAAGAGATGCGTAATAAACGCACCGGACAGATACTCGAATTGCTGGATAAACAAGTCAATCCGCCTAAAGCATTCATTGGCTTCCAAGGTATCTTGGATGAAAAGATGTTTGCTTTGAACCGCGCTAACGGCATGGTGGCCTCTGACATGCCTAATGCAAAGGTTGAAGAGTTTACGCCCAACATTCCAAACGATTTGTTCCGTGAACTAGGCGAAATTGATGCCATGTTTGCAGAAGCCTCTGGCATTACCAGCGTGTTATCGGGGCGTGGCGAAACAGGTGTTCGTAGCCAAGGCCATGCAAGTCAGTTGGCACGACTAGGCTCTTCTCGCGCAAAGAAACGTGCGCTTACCATTGAAGATAGTCTTGAGAAGATGGCAACACTGTATCTCAAGATGATGATGGTTTACGACGATACGCGCTACCGTGATGAGGATGGCAATGAATTTATTGCTGCGCAGTTTACCAATGACTTTGTAGTCAAGGTGGATGCACACTCCAATAGCCCAATATTTATGGAAGATGCAAGAGATTTGGCATTTAGCCTGTACAATGCTGGCGCTATAGGCAAGTCGAGTTTGTTGGAGATGGTTGAGCCACCTATGAAAGATCGGCTGGTTGAGGAAGTAAAGCTCATGGAAGCCGCTGCTGCAATGCAACAAGCTATGCAACCGCCCCCGGCACCCGGAGGTGGAGCGCCTGCTGGAGAACAACCCGAACAACCACAACTAGGAGCTATGTGATGCAACAAAGTGGCGGATCAATGAACTCGCAATCTATGGTAAAAACTGGCGATCAGCCTCGCATGACGCAGCGTGATATTGCGTCAACTCGCCAGCCACCATCCATGAACTTTAATCGAGATGCTTTCCGTGGAGCAACTCGTAATCAGCAAAATCGTTCAACTGGTAGGTAACGAATTCCATAGAGTATTATTTTGCCCCTTTTTTTAGTTGACGCAATAGGCTATTTCTATCTATCTTCTGCGCAACATAGGAGTGCCAAATGGCTGTGAAGACGCAAGACATGATGGACTTGATTAAATCAGGTCAAGGCATGGATGGAGAGCCAGCAACGCCGCCTGCATTTGAGCAGGATGAGGGTACTGCGCCTATGGCAAGTCCAATGAGTACGCCAGAACCAAAGCGCGGCGAAGAAGAGTCAGCGCGGTTAAATATAATGATGGCGTTGGATATGCTGCAACAAGCAATGGGTGTGTTTGATATGAACTCACCTGAAGCAAAAACGATTGAAAGCGTTGTTGCAGAAATTACTCGTCGCTTTGGTGAGCGCGAAGCAGATACGCGCCGCCTAATGCCTTCCGAAATTATCCAGATGATTCAATCTTTGCCACAGGCCGGTGGCGCTACGCCGGGTCAAAGAGAAGCAATGTCAGCGCCTATTGCGGGAACTACCGCACCACCTTTACCAATGTAAGGAGCAATCATGGAACTTTTTAAGCCAAAGGGTGCGATGAGTGTTCGCCGCCCAACTGACAACTCGCAAATGAATGGTCAGATTTATAACACCCCTCGCTTCTCTGAAATGGGTGGCTTGTCGAATGCCTCTAAAACCGGCAAACGCAACGCCATGACAATGAGCAAGCCGGGTGACACCAAGAAAGTTTACTAATTCACAAAGGGGCTAAATCATGAGTCTGGAAAACTATTCTCCCGAAGCGATTGAGGAACTGGCAGCGTTATCAAAGCGCTTGTCCGAAGACCCCAAGACACGCAAATCCTTTCTAAAGTTGGCAAGAGAGGTCAATCCTGACCTTCCCGTGCCAGAGTTGGAAATGGAAGAGATTGTTAATTCACGCGCATCGGCGGCAGAGAAGCGTGTTGAAGAGCTTGAAAACAAACTTCGTGCCCGTGATGTGCGCGAAGAACTGTCCAAGCGTCGCAATCGTTTAAAAGAGCAAGGGTTGGCACAGTCTGATGATGAAATCCTAGAGATTGAGAAATTGATGACCGAAAAAGGCATTGCTAACCATGAAACTGCTGCTGATTACTGGCGGCACATGAAACAGTCAGCCGTGCCGACACCCGGTTATCCAAGCCCTGTAATGTCTCGTATGGACATTAAGGGCTATATGAAGAACCCAGTGGGTGCTGCGCGTGAAAACGCAGCGTTGGCTTTGGCTGAATTACGCAAGAATCCAAAGCCGATAGGTTTGTAAGGTGGATCAAGGGCGTTATAAAACTTTTATTTCATGCGCTTGCAAGGCGTGCAATAAGGTTTTTAACGTCCCCACTTACAGAAAAAATGCAAAGTTTTGTTCTGTTGATTGCAGAAAGTCAACAAAGATTCAAGTTGAGTGCAGTCAATGCAAAAAAGAGTTTTACCGTTCACCGTCAAAAGTAGCGG